ATGCAATCTCGGTCGATAGATTGAGCCCACCACCTGTCATTGGCGGCATCTTCAGCGCGGTGCTGGCGAGCTTCTGCACCTCGGCAAACGACGAACCGAAGCTCTTCTTGACGTTCTCTGACGCGGACCGAGCCTGTGTCGTCATCTCCGCGAAGCGTGCACCTGTCTCGGATGAGAACTGCTCCGCCTTCAGCTGAAGGCGAGCGACGACGTCGAACTCTGCCATCCGCACCTCCTGCTAAAATGAGGGACTGCTCGATTGAGCGTCCAGGGAAGCCGACGGCTTCGCCTATCCTGCCGACCTCACAGCCGCGAAAAACTCGCGGGCCAACTCGCCCTTGCTCGCATCCACGATCGGCGCGACGCTGAAGGCGTTGCGGTGCCGCACCAGCGGCAGCAGCACGAAAATGGGGACCGTCGTCGACGCCCGACCCGCCGCGGTGCGGCGCGCCGTGTTCGGCCGCGCAATGCGAGTTCGCCCGGACAGCACGGCGTTGTCCGCGACGAGCAACGGTGGACGGCCCCGTCGGGCGACGAAGCGCAGCTCCTGATTGTGCCGCGCCTCCCACTCGACCGGCGACAGGCTCCTGCCCCGCCCCCGGGATCCTGCCGCCGGCAGCGGGACCGCGAGATACTTGCCCCCCGTCGCGCCCTTGTTCCGGATCGCGCCCGGCGTCGTCCAGAACTGCACTGCACCCTGCGTGCGTGCGCGGCCTTTCAGCCAGACAGTGCCGACCGGGTTCTGTGCCGGCCCTTTCTCCGGATAGGCCGATGAGTTCCATGCGCGAAACAGCCGGCCGGGGACCGCCGCCTGCGTTGCTGCTTCCAGCTTGCGCTCCAGCGCGCGGGTGGTGGTGGTGACCGCCTGCGTACCCGCAGCCAGGTGCTGACGAACCATGCGGTCGCCGTCGGCAGCGAGCTTCTTGCTATCGAGGCTGAAGGTGGCGCCGTCACTCACTGGGCTGCTCCATCGCATCGATGACGGCGAAGGCATCCATAAGCGCCGCTGGCTGCTCGCCCGGGGAACCCGGGCACGGAAGCGGTGCGCCACCCATCGGGGACGCGAAGCGGCGGCTCATGAAATAGAGGTCGACGACCGGCCACACCCACTGCGGCAGCGCCAGCCGCGGGTTCTCTAGCCAGCGCTGCCCGTCGATTTCCCATCCGCCGTCGACGTGGAGCCCGAACCGGAAGTCTGCTGGCCGTCGTCGGACGGTGACGGCCGCTCGGAGTTTCCCTCCTGTCCCCAGCCATACTGGAGCGAGAACGCGCGGTTGCCCGCGACCATCATCTCCAGCTGGCTGAGCTCGCCCAGTGCGGCGCTGGTCACCTGCCCGTCGGGCCCGCGCCGGAACGCCACAGGCTTACCCGTGTCGCTCTTGCAGTTGTCCCAGCCGGTGCAGAACCGACGCAGCGCGACGATCGGCGCAATTTCGCGGCGGCGCTCCGCCCGGCCGACAAGGGAGCGGTACGGCGCCCAGTGCTCGGCGAGGATTTCGCGGACCTGCGCAAGCTGTCGGCGATCGGCGTCGGACAGCTTGGGGGCTCCGTCCTCCTCCGCCTCACCCTCAGCCGCGAGCAGGCCGAGCACCTGGTCGAGGTCTGGATCGTCGGCGAGCAAAGCCGACACGCCCTCGGTCGCCGCCTGCCGGAGCTCGAAGTCAAACACGCGTCCCGCACGATGCTCGCCAGCAAGCTCCGCCTCCATCTGGCCGCGCTCGATGACGCTACCGGCCCGGAGGTGGAATACAGGCAGTGGGGTCTTGTCCTTGAGCCACGGCGGGGTGAACGGCTCGGTCGTCGTGATGCTGGTGCTGATCATCGTTACGCCTCAGCTGAAGGTCAGGACGCGATCGGTATCGCGGCCGTAGGCGTCGCGGCCCGGGCTGCGGCACTGAAGGCTCATGTCCTCCGAGCGCAGCTTGCCGCGCGAGCCTGGCGCCGCTTCGACCGGCTGCGCCTGTGGCACCGTCAGCGACCAACGGTTGCCCGCCTGCGAGCCGTGGCGGAGCACCGCCGTCATCGTCACGCCGTTGCCGATGTCCGTGATCGTGTCGCGGTTCGCGACGAGGGTCGCCAGCGGGTCGAGCTTCAGCATCGGCGTGCGATCGACGATCTGCGACGTGCCGAACCCGTAGGGCGTGTTCGGATCGTCCGGCGTCTCCAGCTGCGAGCCCGCCTCGAGCGACCAGCGCGACACCGCGAGCGGCTTGCGGTTGAGCAGCAGCGCGGCCGACGCGCCGGTTCCCTGCGTCAGCACCGGTGCCGAGTGCCCGGCGACAGCGAGGTTGGCCGGGATCGGCGCGTCGACGCGGCCTGCGAAAATGCCCGTGAACGAGAAGGTGCCGTAACCCGGCCGCGCCGACTGCCCCTCAAGGCCAAGCGTGCCGCGGCAGCCGATGAAACGCCACAGCACGCCATCTTCGTAGACGTAGATCGTCGCCGAGGGCTGGTCCGCCGCGCGTGCGGTCGGGCTCGACGGGGAAGTTGAGGCATAGGACCAGTTCGCGGGCACGGCGGCACTGGTTGTGGCGTCGAGCGGCGGCGTGAAGCTGTCGGACAGCGTGGCAACGCGGCCTGCGGTGTATTCGGTGACGATCGGCGTCGCGCCAGCGCCAGCACCCGCCGTGATCATGAGCGGCACGCCGATCAGCGCGCGCGCGATCGCGGGGAAGCTGGCGTTCGCGGTGAGGCTGGCCGCAGTGCCTGCCGCCGCAAGCGCGGTTGCAATCGCGGCCTGGAACTGCCCGCGCCAGCCACACGCCTGAAGCGCCTGATGATGGGGCGGCTTGGTCGTGGCGGTGTACGCCACGCCCGCGCCAGCGCCCTTGATGCGCGAGCGAAACGAGACGGTCGCGGCCTGCCCGATGATGAGCGGCGCGCCGGCGACGAGCGAGCCAGTGGCCTCGTTTGAGGCCTCCTGCGTCCATGGCGTGTTGTAGCTGACGCTGTCGGCTTCCACCGGCAGCGCGTCCGTCATGGGATCGGGCGCGGCCTCGACGCCCTCGGTGGTCTCAAGCTTGAGCAGCACCGCGACGTTCGCGGGCCGAATGGTCTGGTCCATAGGGGTGCCTCCTCAGGCGAGTTGCGCGGGGTCGTCCCGACGGGTGGAAAAGGTGACGACGAGGTCCAGCGCGAACGCGAGCCGCTGCTTCGATGCGAGCGGCGCGACAGTGATGCGCAGGTCGCCTTCGTCGATGGTTTCGGCGAGCCCGCCCAGCGGCGGCTCGGTGATCAGCGCGCGCACCGTGGCGGCGTAGAGGTCGTTCAGCGCGATCAGCGCCTCGTGCCCGCCAGACGCTTCGAGGTAGCCTTCGACGGTCAGGTCGAGCGCGTAGCGGGTAGAGCCGGCCTCCTGCTCGATCAGCCGGTGCCCGCCATCGAAAATGTGCCGGGCCGGGAAGCTGACCGGATCGCTCGAGGGCATGAGCTCGGTTTCGGTGGCGTCGCCCAGCGCCTCGAGGCGAGCGAAGACGTTCTCTGCGATCTGGGTGCGAATTGCCGTCATCAGATGCGCTCCAGCGTCACGACCCAAGCGGCGATGTCGTCGCGGTCAGCGACCTCGATGACACGCCAGGTGATCGCCTTGCGCGTGATGCGGGTCGCCTTCGTCGGCCGCGCTGGCACCGACGCCCGCTCGATCTCGGCCGTGATGGTGCGCGTGGTGTTCCCGGCGCCCTGAAAGGCATCGCCCGGCACGTCCGACCAGATGACGGGGAGGTCATCGATCGCCGCGGCGAGGCCACCAGGCTCGTAGCGGACAGGTTCGGCGAAGGCCGCCCGGATCGCGGCGAGCGCGGCAGCCTCGCCATGCATCAGGCGTTGTCGACCTTGCTGTCGGTCTTCGCAGCCGTCTCCGACACGGCGGTGGCGGCGTCGACGAGCCCCTTGGCGCGCTCGGCGCTGATCTCGTCGGCCTTGTCGCCGATTGTCAGCGTCGTGCCGGCATCGACATAGCCGCCATCGTTGCGCGTCGCCGCGCCGTAGAGCGTGATCTTCTTCATCGGGTCACCTCGAAAATGCGGCGGGCGGCACCATCACTGACACCGCCCGCCGAGGTCGCCTCGGGGGAGGAACGGGTTAGGCGACGATGCCCAGCTTCACGCGCGCGGACGGGTCCGCAGAGGCCGCAGCCTGAGTGAACACACCCACAAGCGTGGTGCCGGAAGCATTCGTCGTGAGGTTAAAGGCAGTGTTGTCCCAGTACGCCTTGGCGCCCGGAGTGACCGCGCCGGTTGCCTTCGGGAGATCGAACACGTCCTCCGTCACTCCGACGACGGGCGCGCCCTGAGCAGCGTCGGCCGAAGCGACCGCGAAGATCGACCCGACCATGAAGCCGTCGCCGCTCTTGAGCGCACGCGGCGCAATGAGAGTGAGGTTTTCACCCTTTTGAACATAGTTCTTCATGGCTTACGCCTCCTTTGC